TGGGCGCTCCGGCGAACGGAGTTCAGTCATTGACTTTGGGCGCTTTTGGCGGCGCAACTTCAATTGGAGTTGTTCTAACTCAAGCAAGTGCAGGTGGTAGAGACAGCGAAGATATCGAATCAATTCGGACTTTTGCTCCAAAGGCGTCTCAAATACAAGAGAGAGCAATTACAAGAAAAGACTATGAGACTCTCTTACGTTCTCGTTTTCCTAACATACAAGCAATCTCTGTATATGGTGGAGACGAGGTAACACCCCCACAGTTTGGTAAAGTGATTATCTCTGTTGATGTAGTTGGTGGTGAGGGTGTTGCTGACTATGAGATTGCTAACTTCAAGCAGTATCTATCTGATAAGACTCCACTTGCTATTGAGCCTATCTTTGTTGTTGCTAAGTTTCTATTTGTGGATACAAATGTAACAGTTACTTACGATCCAAATCTTACGGCTAAGTCTTCATCGCAAATACAAAGTGAAGTAGCAGATGCGATTATCGATTATCAGAATAGAAATCTAAATGACTTTAATAAGACATTCCGACAGTCACGACTAGCGGCGTATCTAGATGGTCTTGATGCTTCGATTGTATCGACTGATATTATTGCAAAAGCAATCATTGAGTATATTCCAGAACTAAATGAATCACAAGCACCGGCATTTACCTTTGGTGAAGCACTTGTTAAGCCTTATGTGTTTAATCGTGATAAGGGCTTTGCTTCTTATAAGCCTGCTGTGTCTTCTTCTGAGTTCACTGTTAATAATACACTTGTACGAGCAATGGATGATGGTAATGGTAATATCATGCTTGTAACTTCAGGCTTGTCAGACGAGAGCGTATTTAGTACTTCTGTAGGTACTATAAATTATGATACTGGAGAAATTAAATTTAATGATTTAAATGTGTCTTCTTTTGAAGGTAGCGCAATTAAGTTTACTGCAAATAGTGTGAAGAAAGATATTCGCCCACCAAAAGATCGTATTCTTGTGATTCGTGGTGAAGATGTGAATGTGTCTATAATCCCTGTGGAACAATAATATATGTCTATACAAGTCCGAGATAATATTTACTCTGACATAGAAAGTCAGTTTCCAAACGTATATAGAGAAAATAGTGAATTCTTTATAGCGTTTGTCGAGGCTTACTATCGCTATCTTGATCAAAAGAATGATCGAGATATTCCAAAGTTACGAGATATCGATACAACTTTACCTACATTCTTTGTATACTATAAGAAGAAGTATCTTGCTGACCTTCCACTTGACTCAACTATTGATGTACCATTTATCGTAAAGCATATTAATGATCTATACACAAGAAAGGGTACAAAAGAATCTCTTGAGTTATTGTTTAAGATGTTCTTCAATGAAGACATTACCGTAACTTACCCTGGCGGTAGTGTACTAAAGCCATCTAATAGTCGATGGGGTGGTGAATCATTTCTTGAGATGAAGACTGTGTTTAGTGAAGATGGATATCCAATACAACGTGGTAATAGTATTAAGGGTGATCTATCAAGCGCAGAAGCATTTGTTGACGATATTGTATTTGTTAACTTCTCGGGCGCACTCACCCCCATTCTTTATATGTCAAATCTTAAAGGCACATTTGTGGGAGATGACTCGCTTGAAGTTATCTCTGCTACAAACGATGGAACAGAAACTATTATCAATGTTGGTAAACTAATTTCTGGTTCTGTATCAGGTGTAGAAATATCAAAAGCAGTACGACTACCAGAACAAAAACCTGGCGATACTGTTGATATCATTTCTAAAAAATCTGGTACTGGAGCAAAGGGTATTATTACAAGTGCTTCCAAAACACAAGTAGGTAGTATTGATTATGAAATCATTGATGGTGGCTATGGTTATATTCAACCTAATACAAATGATTTCTCTAGTCAACAAACTTTGGTAAGTAATCATGTTATTGTTCTAAGTGGTGACAATCCACATCCAACTTTAGAGGCGGGCGACACAATTGTATTCCCAGGTTCTACTGTAGACTATAATGGAAGAGATGAAACAAATGCGACACAGTATAGTGTAAATGGTAGTGCTATTGTAACTGAATATAGACATCCACTTTTGTTCATAAAAACAGAAACATCAAAAGATGACTTGTTCGATGTTTTCTCAGAATACTATTTTGGGCCTGCTATCTATCCATCTAATCTTTTGGTATCTGATGAGTATCCATATGAGGGTTTGAGTAATGGAGACCCTCATCCACTCGCAGGTCAACCATCTGGAGAAAATGTTGCACGAAATCTTTTCTATGATAATTTCGTAAACACTATGTACATTCGGGCTGGTAGTGAAGAACTTTTGAAATATCTAACTGAGTCACAACGTAAGTATTATTCCCAGTTCATGTCGCAACTTGAGCCTATTGACAAATATGGTGGAAATTTTTATAACGTACTTCTTGGTAGTGGAGACTTTAATGACCCCGTAGCAGAAACCAGTAATTTTAATGTTGATGCAGTGCAATTTTTTATTGGTTATCAAAACTCTATTAATAATGGCGTTGACGATGTAGACTTGTACAATCAGCCAACTGACTATGATAATTGGTTGGGGACTAATAGTATTAATCAGAATAGCGAGGGTGAGATTAACGAAGCACTTCTTGCTACAGAGGTCGCTGATAGATTACCTACAATTTCACCATTTGTTACACAAGCAGTACTAAGTCAAGGAATAAAATCTGGTCGATTAGATAAACTGATTGATGGTCAGTTGTATACCTTGACTCATCGTGGTAAAATTCTTACCGATGACGACTTTGCTAAGATAGGGTGTAATACTCCAGTAGTTGGTGAAGACTTTGTGTTCACATCAGCTAACTTATTAAACTTGTCTAGAGGTGGAGAACATCACAAGCTAGACAAGTATGACGCAATCTTTACACCGCACAAACAAGTGATAGCAAAATTCCTTAAATTCTTTAATGCGCTTGGTTTGTATAATCAGATTACTATAGGTTCTACATTAGACACACCACCAAATTTTCCAAATACAGTTACTGAATTTTACCCTGCAAATGATGAAGACGGCAATGCTATTGCTATTGGTGAACCTCATCCACAAGCAGGTCAACCAGACTATGGTTTTTATAATCAGTATATAGTGCCTGTTGAAAATTTAGTACCGGGTAGAAGATACTATATTCGTGATGTTGGAACAACATCTTTTGCTGACTGGAACTTATTGGGGGCTCAGTTGGGTACAAGAACTACACCAAATGAAGTTTTCGATAAAGAACTTTCTACTCGCCCAATAAGTCCACTTCAAGAATACATGATTACTGATCTTGGCGACACTACCAAAAATCAGTGGGAGCAAATAGGGTGGGTGGCAAACAGTGATGGACATGGTGATGAGCCTGCACAAGGTGATAAATTCATTGCCCCAGATTTTGTCTACAGTAATTATACAGTAGAAATAGACTCTATTGTATCAAACGCATATGTGGTAGGGTCTGGTTCTACTGATAGTACTGGTGCAATAACAGGTCAAGATAGACAGATTCAAATAGATGTTGGTGATACAGTAACATTTAATAATGATGTTCACGAAACACACCCAGTACAAATTTTAAGTCAATTTGAAGCAGTAGAAACAATATCAGATATCTCTGACGCATCAGCTACAGACACTACTGGCGATAGTGATTTTATCATATCGGGTCACGGCTTTTCTAGTGGTGATGAAGTTACTGTGAGTTTTGGTAGTGGTACATACGCCGATCTAGAAACAAATAAAACTTATTATGTTAAAAGGGTTAGTAGCAGTAACTTTGAATTATACACTCAACAAAGAAACGCCGCAGGGAATTTTTTCGACCAATATCAAGTTTCAATCAATCCGGCTAATTTAACTGCTTCTCAAACCTTTGTTGCTGATACAGCACTATCCACCATTACAGCACAAGATGCTAATGGTACTTACAGTTGTGATCCAACTACTCTCAAGGTGGGCGATAGAATTACAGTCTCAGGTACTTTTGGTGGGACACCTGGATCAATCACTGGATACTCAGACTCGACAACTTATGCTGTTAGTAGCATAGTAACAGGCGCTTCCCCTAATGTCACTCGATTCCAAATAGAAACTCTTGATGGTAATTCTGTTACTACTACGACTGGTGTGGTATCTGGAGCAACATTTACTCCACAGATTTTTGTACCTACATCAGTAACATTTACTCGTGCTAGTGTAGTAGAAACATACGGCGTAACTGGTGCAGGCACTAATACAGTATCATTTACACCACTAACAAACAATGACTATTACTACGAATCGGTAAATGATAGTGATCTTAGAGGTACTATCGTTGTTAGTGATAAGACAACTACAGATGATATGCCAAATGTATCGTCTACTGGTAAAGTTGCTGACTTAAATCAATTACGAGAATTTGTGTATATTACTAGTAGTGAAGTTGGTGACACATTTGTTGCAACTGCACTAGCTGACGGTGTTACTGTAAGCGGGACTGGTCTGTGTGTAGATCATGCTAATGTCTTAACAGCAAGCAAATTTAGTGGATTTGGTGCATATACTGATCCATTAAAAGATGCAAGTGGACAGACACTAAATGTATTACCGAGTGACTTACAAGCCACATCTTTCTTGGGCCTTATCAATGGTGACTATTTTAACCCGATTGAATGTCAAACCATAGGGCCTTACAATGCGTCATCTTCGTTTGATGTAACTCAGGTTAGTGATACTGAGGTCGTATCTATTACACCCGATATTATCGGCGATCATTTCCAAGAACAACTAGAGCCAAGATACTTTTTGACTGGGCTAACTGTTAATACTACAACAGGTCTATTCACACATGATGAGCAGATCATACCAACAGAAAAATATCTGTGGGTTGAAGGTCCGACACCACTCGGTAATATTGTTAATAATGAAGATTACTATCTAAGGCCTCTATCTTCTACCACATTTGAGTTATATGAAAATAGATCGGGTGATCCACCTTACACATATAGCAGTAAAGTTATACCTAGTGATAATAATGTAGATGGTCACGCTATAAGATTGCCTGTGCCTGCTCTGCTAGACCCCCAAAACTTTGATTCGATTTATAATATGAGTGGTACGATTGGTGTTGAAAATTTTAGTACAACATATCAAGATGCGTTTGAAGAGAAGTTAATTACAATAGGTAGCATCACAGATATATTGGAAGATAGACCTGGTACAAATTATCAAAACGATGTTGGTGTTAGAGTTGTAAACGAACAGATTGCACAGTATGATTTGAGAGATTTAATCATAACTTTTGATAATGCACCCTTTAGTCTACAGACGGGCGATATAGTAATTCAAAAAATAAGATCACCATATGAGGGTCCTGAGTCTGACACTGAAGCAGACTACATTAAGGGCGCTTTAACTTCTGATGCCACTAATGGCACATTGTTTGATAGAAGTATTGATGTCAACGGAATGAAAATTGTTTTGGCTGATGCAACTTTGATTGATGCAAGCGGGCTCACAGACGCTGTTACAGACGAGTTCGGTAAAAAGGTTGCTAGAGTTGTGAGTTTGCTTACTGATAAAAGAGGCGCAGGTATCGATGAAAGCGCACAAAGAAAGATGATCAAAATTCTTAATGGTAAGGGTGAGACTGATGATGGTAAAAAACGAATCGCACAAAGAGTTGCATATGGTTCTGCCGGTTCATATACACCAAACTTTATAACTAACCCAGCCGCATACTCTGGTTACACTTCTTTCTTGAATAGTCATAATACTAATGACACGATATTCTTTGAGGCAACCAATAGACCTTCAAGTGGCTTTGGTGTTGAGTCGATGACTGGTGCTTGGTCTACTATGCCTGGTCGTGCTAATGTTACTACTGGCACAGGTGTAAATGTTGAAAGTGTGTTAAATGGCACTGGGCAAAATATATGTTACTTAAATGTTGATAATGTAGTACAAGGTAAATCTTACACGATAAACATTACTTCGACAGCAGACTCATCGCATAGTTTTACTTTAGTGGTGTACGATGGAGTAAACCCCAATAATCCAGACGAAACAGTTTTATCTCAAGCGATAGCCGTAGACTCCACACAATCAATTAATTTTACAGCATTATCTAGTAATACTTTCATTGCATTGATTGCAGGCTCAAGTAATAATACTACTATTGATGCAACTGTATCAGTCAAAGAAATTATAGACGGTCAATACGATGTCGAAAATGTTGTAGAAAATCTTTTACACACTTTCCATTTGTATGCTGTTAGAGGTGCTGTCGAAGGTAGTGAAACTGCATTAAACTGGAAGGCAACTATCAATCCAAATTGGGAAAATACAGAACTTCATCTGGCAATGAAAGAAGCGATTGATAATGATATGTTCGATCCAACTTCTTATGCGCCAAACTGGTTTAATGATCAAGCAGAAGCAGAGTCAGCATATAAAGAGTACTTGTATTTGTTGAACTGGAGTATGTGGGCGATGAGTGAGTTCTGGGTTGGTAGTAGTAAAGCACCACAATGGAACGATAGTATGCGTACTCCATTAGGTATAGAAGAAAACAACCCGCTTGGATATGAATTGTTTAATACTTACATTGCTCCAGTATTAAGCAGACCAAACTTTATAACTCTCAGAGAAATGTTCAAACATAGTAATGGTGGAGTTTCTGGATATGTACCAACACCAGTAACATCTTATTTGTCTGCCAAAGAAATACAAGATTTAGCAGTTAGTTCTACAGAAGAAAGTATTAGGGCGTATAAAGTTAGTACTGGTGACAATTCTAATCCACCAAGCTATGCTGAAAGTCAGACTATATTTAATCTTGAAGCAGAGCAGTACGATGTAAAATTGAAATACTTAAAGAGAGTGGGTACAGAGTTTTACTTCAGACCAATGAGTTTCTTTGGTGTACAAAATGATGTACCAATATTCATAAGATCAGAATTTAGAAATATTCTTACAGTAAGAAAAGATTTAGAATCTTTGCCTATGGGTGCTAATGCACAAATACTAGGGGCCGCTGAATATAGTACTGGTCAGATAGAAGGTGTTAAGATTTTGCATACTGGATATAAGTATGAAGACGGCGAAGAAGTTGATATCATTAATACAAATGTAAACAGTACAACATACAATCAAAAAGTTGCTACTGGAAAAATAGTATCTACTGGTCAAGGTAATACAGAAGGTGGATGGAAAGATTCTTCTTCTTTCCTAAATGAATCAAGTGCTGTAGTGCATGATAATGACTACTATCAAGAGTTTTCGTATGATATATCTACGATGCTTGATCCAGAAATATACACGCCACTTGTTAAAGATGTTGTTGGAGTAGCCGGCACTAAAATGTTCAGTACTCCACTGATAAATAGTGAGAATAGCTTCGAAAATTCGATAGATGTTTCACTCACAGGGTTCCAGATACTAGCAGAACCACTAGAAGCACAAGGTACTGGTTTTGTTGGTAACGCTACTGCTGATCTTACTGGTGAAAGACTAGTAACTGATCCAAATGGAGCAGACGAACTTACTGCCGTAACACAAGATGAGTCAGAGGATATTGTTTAAATGAGTATTCTTAAAATTGTAACAGATGGTGATCCATTCCCCGCTAAGGCAGGTAATGTTAATGGTTTACCCATAAACGATGGTCGAGTCAGAACATTCAATGACGGTACTGAGATTAGTGATCAGACTGATGGATTTGCCGGCCCATTGACTTACAACATCAGATACAGAGGTGGACAAGGTGGTAGAATTTCAGATGGTTCTGTTGTCTTAGATGAATCTGTAACACACTTGATCGGTCCAGACGAAAAGATTGGTGTTACTGTAAATGGTGTTGCAATATACAGTTCGTTTACAAGCGTGTTAAATGGGTATGGCGCAAACATAGTTAATACGCCTTCTTATGCTGGGTACAATTGGGTTTTACCAGAAATATCAAGTCAATACTATGCGGCAGACTCTTGTGGTGGTAAGCCAGAAGGTTTGACCAATGAGTATAGATACAGAAGTGGTAGATTTCTTAAATCTGGATTTGAGCAAAACGAAGAGTTTCGTGTGTCTAGTGATTACTTTAGTAATGGAAATCTATTAACACACTCAGATGGTCACTCTAAAATAATTGGGTGGGCCTTAGATGGCTATCCAATTTACGGTCCATTCGGCTATAGCGATCCAATAAATAGTAGTAGCAACATCGCTATAATGAGGTCTGGATATAGAGTATTTGATCCACTTGTTGATGGAAGTTTGCCCGCTTCCAGACCAGGCATTACTGGTTTAACAGTATTGGGTGCTTTTAAAGAAGATTATATATATGATGGCTCCACTGTGGGGGTTTTAGACCCATTCAATGGTAGATTTTGTAAAACACCAGATTTTGAAGATGGTACATATGCGTACTTTTTGACATTTTCTGATGGCAATATTAACGATGCAGGCGTGATTACTTCAGAGCCTACAACACCACAATACCCTTATATTATAGGTACGAGTACTAGAGAGCAACGCTCTTATTAATAAATTTGGAAACGAATAATGGCAAAGATTATAACAGAAAACTTTAAGATAGAAAATACGAATGAACTTTTCGATAGTTTGGATGATCAAAACTATTATGTTGTTGCGTCTAGAGCAATTACAAGAACAGAGGCTCAGATAACACCAAGCATTCAGAATACTCAAGTATCTAAAAGAGATTTTTTGCGTAAGGTTATATTTGGTAGAAAACTAAGTACAGATAACGCAAGATATATGTTTGTCGAAAACCCTTGGGTTAAGGGTACTATTTACGACCAATTTGACGACACTCAAGATATCGAAACTTTAAACATGATTGTGACTATTCAAGAAGAAGGTAAAGATTCTTACTTAGTGTACAAGTGTTTAGACAACAATAATGGCACACAGTCTCAAGAGATACCTGGTGTTGTCGATCCAACAAACTATCAGAGAACGAAAACTCAAGATGGGTATACTTGGCAATTCATGTTCAGAGTTTTACCCGCAGAGGTAGCTGATTTTAAGACTGCTGACAACTTACCACTACCAGTTATTGAGGGCGGGTATGGTGATAAAGATGTAAAGAGAGAAGCGAAAGAAAATATATCAAATATTATTATAGAAGATACAATAGCGAGTCAGTTTAATCAGTATTTGTTTGGTGAGGCTACTAATATCAGTAACACTTCTGATGTTATCGTGGTTGACCCAGATACTTCGTCTTTGGGCGAATTTAGAAATATTACTGTAAGAGTGACAGCAAAAACTGGTAGACTTCTATACTCCGCCCCAGACGCATACAAAAATATGTATCTGAAACATGGTACAACTGGTAAACTGTATGATGTCGTTGCGTCTACATCTTCACCACAGATTAATCAGATAACACTTAGAATTAAAAGTACCGATTTGTTTCTTGCACAACAAGTCTGTCAACTATTGATTAAGGTCAATGTAAGTTCTAGTTCACTTGTTGGCGAAAGGGCAAAGGCTTATCTAGAATTGGATGAATTTGGTACAGCTAAAAAAGTTTCATTCGAAACAAGAGGCGATGGTTACAAATCTGCAAGCGCACAAGTGGTGTACCCACCCCTACTGAAAAATTCAGCATCTGTTCTTAATAATCCAACACTGCTTCGTGCTATTGTTTCACCAAAAGGTGGTCATGGTTCAGACCCAATATCAGAAATGGCAATGAGTAAACTTGCCATAACTTCTACAATTGTTGGTACTAGTTTGTTTACTCCAGATGTTAACTTTTATTCGACTTTAGGTCTTGTTAAAAATCCAACATTTACCGATGCTAGTGGTGCTAGTGTAACGCCAGATGAATTCGATAACAGAACTATCCTAACAGTGTCTGGTGATCACATTGACAATAGTGGAGATGAAATCACAGCAGATTCTCCATCACAGACTATACATAAACTTCTTCAGGGTGGCGGTGGAGTCGATAGTTATGTCGAGCAGTTTATAAAGACAATAAGTGTTCAAGAAATGGTTGATGGTGTGTCTTACACTATTGTAGACATGGGTACAGAGAACAGCCCCGCACAAATGGAGCAAAACGATTTCACTGCAATAGGTGCTTCAGGTGATAACATTGGTGTTGGTACTGTGTTTACAAGTACTAATACTGCAAGCATTTCGTCAATAAAAGACGGTAAGGTTTCTTTTGTTACTGATAGAGTTGATGTCACTTCGTCTACTTATGATTACAGTTTAGACATAGTAACCGCTAAAATACATGAAATTACTTCTGACGATAATAACACATATATTCATCTGGTAGACTACGATGGAGATTTTGAGCATAAATTCCAAAAGGGTATTTTCTATATTAAACAAACTGAGTCAGCTACAGTCAGTATAAATAATAAAACAACTAACACTATTTTGTATGGTCAATATGACGCATACTCGGGCGATCTATTACACTTTATAGATTTTACTCCTATCAATAGAAGCCCGACACGAAACGAAAATATAAAGTTCACGTTTGATTTTTAAGGGAAAGAGTATAAAACATGGGTATCAACAAAGACTTAAATGTAGATCCGTACTACGATGATTTTGATGAAGACAAGCAGTTTAATCGTGTATTGTTTAAACCATCTAGGGCGGTCCAGGCACGAGAATTAACTCAGCTTCAAACTATTCTGCAAAAGCAGGTAGAGAGATTTGGGTCTAATGTATATAAGGAAGGTACTATTATTAGTGGTATCAACCTTACATCTAGAAGCGATCTTAACTTTGTTAAGTTAGAAGATCAGGTTGGGTTTGATGATCCATCTCTTTTCAACGAAATTACTGACGCAGAAGGGGCGACAAAAAGATATAAGTTGGTTGGTAAGAGTAATGGTCTAGAAGCGGAAATTATCGCTGGCTTAAATGGATTTGAAACTTCAGCGCCCAATCTAAAAACATTCTTTATCAACTACTTAAAAAGCGATTTCATCGGAGATACTACCAGTGAAGTTAAAACATTTGCTCGTGGAGAGTCTTTAGAGATAAGAGATTGGAATGATAACCCTGTGACTATTGGTGGTACAGCTACATCAGTTACGACTATTGGTGGTGGTACACAAGGTAGCGATCATGTGGGTAAATCTTTTGGTATTTCTTGTGAAGAAGGTGTTATCTATCAAAAAGGTCATTTCATTTTCGTTGACAAGCAATTCATTATTGTTACACGATATAGTAACACCCCAGGTCAGTCTCCAACCGATCCAACTGTAATTACTCCAGTATCTGTCGGGTTTACAATTGAAGAAAATCTTGTAGACTCAAATCAAGATTCAAGTTTACTTGATAATGCCGCAGGCTTTAATAATTATAATGCACCAGGCGCAGATAGACTGCAACTAGTACCTAAACTTGTTTCTTATGAGACAGCATCGGAGCCGGAAGAGTTCTTTGCATTAATAAGATATACAGATGGTAATGCTACCAGAATTCGTGACTTTACAGAATTTAGTACTTTAGGTGATGAGTTAGCAAGAAGAACATACGAAGAGTCTGGTAACTATGTGGTTAATGGATTAGATGCTTACTTAGATAAAGTTGATACTGATGAAGATGGTATTGATGATGAAGTACAGGTTAAAATAGAGCCAGGTAAGGCGTATGTATATGGTAGAGAAGTTACCAACGTATCTAATGTCATATTACCAGTAGACCCAATAGCAGAAACGCAAACTAAAAATAATCAAAAGACTGGTGTCAATTACGATCAATATTTTGAAGTTAATATGGAAGATGATGGTACTTCTACGACAATACCGTGGGAAATCGGAATCAGTCAAGGCATTAATGCGGGTAATTATCACAGATATAACTTGCTAGGTGGTGTTGGGGGTACAGTACATATAGGCACCTGTAATGTTCTTAATATAGAGCCACCAAGTCAGGGTAGTACTCTAGATGGTTCTGCTGGTGCAGAAAAGGCTAAAGTTTATGTATTCAATCTCGCAAAATTTGCAGGTCAAGAAAACACAGCCCCAACCTTTATTGCTAAACACTCTAATACTTTTGATCAAGATTTGCAAGGTGGTAGTGTAGTCAAAACAGCGGTCAGTGAACTATTTAATTCCGATCAGGCTTGTATGATATTTGATAGTGGTAAAGATGGTCTTACTAGTGTTTCAGATATTAATCTAACTCGAAGAAAAAGTCGCCGAATACAATTGGGTACAGAAGATGCTTTAACATCATCACAGAAATCTGCATACTTACCTGCAGAATCTAGTGGTCAACCTGTAGTATCTGATAATGCATTTGCGATAACAACAGGCGCTACTCCCACTATCCACAGAGTTACCGCTATAGAGTTAACCAATAGAGTTAACGGTCAAGGGTATTTTGATGCACTAGTCACGTTTGGTACAGTACCAGACGGTGCTACAGTTGATATATTTTATGATATGGGTGTGGTAGATTCTGGTCATGATACATTGACTGAAAAAACTGGATTTATTAAACCACAGTTTAATAGCACTACTAATCGTGTTCAGTTAGGCGTACCTAACGTAGTTGAAGTTATTAGTGTTTCTATGGTTGATGGTCAGGGGGATCTAACAGATGTTACTTCTAGATTTAGACTTGTTAATAATCAGAAAGATGGCGTATATGGATTATCTTATCTAAGACTTATAACTGGTCAGAAACAACCAGAAAACTCTACGTTACTAGTTAAAATGAAATACTTAGAAAGAAGCAATACTGGCGGATTCTTAACGCAGAATAGTTACCCAGCCTCTATTAGGAATCGTATAGGCAAACATACAGCAAAAAATCTATACACTTACGATCTGTTGACATCTTTTGATTTGCGACCCTACACTGCCCCTGCAATTGACCCTAAAACTACTTCTTCTAGTGCGCTGAGTTATACACCAACAGTCAATAACTTGGTAGAACAAGCGTCTAATGTCACAGGAGTTACTGCTTTTGCAAATAATTCGGTAATAAACTCTACACAACAGTACAAACTATCAAGAATAGACACTGTGGTGTTAGATGAATATGGCAACACATTGATAGTTAAGGGTGGAGAAAGTGAGAATCCAAGTCCACCAAGACTTATCAATCAGTATGGTCTTGCAAATGTTATCATACCGGGTGGGGCATATGAGATAACTGGAGAGAACCGTATAGAGATACAAGAGACCTCTAACAAAAACTATACTATGCGAGACATTGAAGAGTTAGAAGGTAAGCTAGACAGACTAACAGATATGGTTACTATGTCTATGGCTGAACAAGAAACTTCCAATCTCATTATAAGAGGCGCTGATGGCGTTGATAGATTTAAGAATGGTATTCTTGCAGACACATTTAATGACTTAACTGGTGCAGAGTTTGTCGACCCTGAGTTCAATGCGGCAGTCGATAAGTCTAAGGGCGTTGCAATGCCAGCGATTAAAGAGTTCCCTGTAGACTTAAAAATAGACCCAGATAGTATGAATGGAGTTTCTGATACATTCGAAGACTTGACTTCGCTTTCTATCAAGACAGAAAAGAGTGTTGTGGTTGCTCAACCATATGCAACTGGGGTTAGAAACTGTGTATCTAACTACTATGATTTTCAGGGCAAGGCGCATATCTACCCGAAATATACATATCATCGTGATGTGCTACTCAACCCTAAAATGAAAATTACCACAGAAATAACTTCACAAGTTTTAGAGTTGGTTAAAAGAGTTCAAAAATTTGTTCCAGTAAATGTGGGTAAAAATAATTCTGCATTACATAGTGCATATGTTAATGCACTAACTAAACAGAGAGGAACATATAAGGTTGGGTACAGATCACCTTTCGTCAAACAGGCGGCAGTGCAAATACTTAATGCCGCAAACAATGGTGAAAAGTATGACACGGCTAAAGATTTGGGTGGTTTTTTACAAGACAATACTGTTAGACCATATGTAAGAAGACATCTGATTAGAATTTCCGCTACTGGGTTAAGACCAAATACAAAACATTACTTCTTCTTTGGTGGTAAGAATGTAGACCCTCATGTAAGACAGTTTAGATACAGTTGGTTGAGATATTATCGCAGATATAGAAGAAGAGGTCGAGGTAGAGTCGGCTATAGATACGCATGGCACCCTAGATATTTGCCTTGGAGAAACTGGGCTGATTATTACTATGGTAGAAGAAGAGGTAGAAGAACATACTACTATTCATATAGCAGTCAAAATGTATTCTCTGATTCTAGAGGTAGTCTGTTTGCTTATTTCTATGTACCTGCAGGTCAATTCTTAGTTGGTCAAAACAAACTAGAAATGTCTGATGTTTCAGATTACAGTCGTATTGGTAAAGATGGAACTTCTTATGCAAGTCAAACTCAAAGAGCGTATTGCAAACTCACTAACTCAGAGATAAGTAGTACCACTAGAGGTGTAGATGTAGATAGCGATACTTCAGTAGTGAAAAGAGAGTTTCAGGTTAAAAGACGAGACCCTATCGCACAGACATTTAAATTGAGAGCATCTGGTACTGGTAATGCTAACTTTGGTTATCTGAGTGACATTAGTGTTTACTTTAAACAAAAGAGCGCAACTCAGGGTATAACTTTAGAAGTAAGAGAAGTAGAAGAAGGTGTACCAACACAAAAAGTATTACCTGGCGCAACTGCATACTTAGAGTCTGATGATATCAATGTTCATATTTTTGGTCAAACTGCATCAACTTTTGAATTTGAACACCCGATTAAACTAAAAGCAGATTTTGATTACTGCTTTGTTCTATTGCCCGATGGTGGTTCACCAGAGTATTTGGTATTTACTGCAAAAGCAGGAAAGTTCAGTGTATCAAAAGGTGGAACATTTATTCAAGAAAGAGTTACTAATGATTGGGGTGACGGTGTTTTATACGCACCAACTAATGATAGTACTTGGAAGCCATATAGTGATGAAGACATGAAGTTCACTATCAATAGATATAACTTCAACCAAACTGGTACTATTGATCTCATACCTAATGATGTAGAATTTCTCACAATTAGAGATAATAAGAAGGACCCTGCGAATCAGGCGGGCACTTCTGCTTTCCTAGAGTTTGAGGAAGACGAGACAGTTTATGTTGAAACCAGTGCTTCGTTTAGTGGTTCTATAGGTAATAGGTCTGATGATGATCAAGAATCACCAGAAAAACTTGTTGTCAATTTATCTAGTTTGGGTAGTATTGCTGTCGATGTTGGTGATTACTTAATAGTAAAAGAAGTTCTTGCCGATGCTGACACAACACCAGATAAAATAGTTGGTCAAGTAGAAGCTATTGATGACGAAACAATTAGTCAAGATCAATTTAAAGTATTCACATTAGATACGCCTTGGTATGAACTTGATCCGGGAGAATCTTCGGAAGTTAGTGTAACATTGGCTGTTACTGGTAAAGTTTCGTATTACGATCCAGAAAATCCAGAAGAAATACACTTGGATGAAAGTTCTGCTAGATATGGTAACTATTTTGATAATTCAAGTGATCAAACATTTGGAGAGTTTCAGATAGGTCAACTTTACACGATAAGATCACTTGGTACGATTGATGGTGGAGTTGAGAATGGTGTTGTTCAGTCTTGGAAAGATGTCTCTGGTGATAGTTCATTCGTACCTGCTGTTGGTAAAACATTTATTGCGGCGGTCGCTGATTCTACAACTAATAGCAGTGCAGATGGAACAGCAAGACCAAATAATCAAAGATTGATTGGTTTAGCTTCTGGTGCTGAAGCAACCATTACTAGATGTAACAGTCAAGGTATATCTTATTTCCAACCAAGAGTACTGGTAGATAATACACCTAAAACTTCTCATAAAGTTGAGTTGTTTAAACTATCTGGTGATCAAAATGCGCCGTACAATTTAGATAAGCCTATTGCAGAAAGCAGTGATGTTTATGTTTCTAATAATCCAAGAGTTATTGTTAGTAAGAGTAAGCAAATCGATAATCTTCCGGCACCACAGGGTAATCAAGACACTCCAACTATTAGTGAAGACTTCAGACTCAGAGTTACTCTGAATAACAATGAGTTTGATGCTGTTACGCCGACACTGGATGATGATTTGAGTAACTTGAGTGTTTACGAATATCAAATCAATGACTCGAAGAATGCACCTGCGTCTAGCTATATCTCTAAAGAAGTTATTCTGAATCCAGATATACCTGCCGAGGGGCTAAAAGTAATTATTGATGCATATAGACCACCGGGTACGCATATAGATGTGTATGCAAGATTTATCAATGCTAATAACTCTGATGAAAAAACTGACTGGGAAGAACTTGTAAACAAAGATCGTCAAGTATATTCTGCGTTGAATAATCAAGAAGATTATCGTGAGTTTGAATATAACTATACAGAACCTGATACTGAAACTCTTTATACTAGTTTCCAGATAAAGCTATCGTTTAGACATAGTACCTCTGCTGAATTGACAGACCCTGCATTTAGTGGTGTAGTTGTTTCGAAAAGTATATTCCCACATATTCGTGATTATCGAGCGGTGGCACTGACATGATAAATGAAACTTTTGTGCGATCTGAAAGCGGTAGCGGTGTAGTTAACGCCGATGTCGTTTCGTATCAAAAAGCTAGGGCTAGAAAGAAACAAGATAAATATATCAAGGGGCTAGAGCAGAGAATAGAAAAATTAGAATCTGCTATGCTTCGACTAGAAAACACTGTTAACGAGATAACGAAATGACTGCAAAAGCTGACCTAATAAGCGTATCAAATCTGTCGACCTTTGGAACATGGAAAGATTTAACGAATGATCTTAGAGCAATAGCGCAAATAAGCGTTACGATGGGCGACAACGAAGTGAATAACGGAAATGTTGTTCTGAATGGTGATTTGACATTAGCACCATCAAAAGTATTGAAGATTGATACTATAACATCGACAGATAATGTTAATCTTGTAACCATAAACAAAAATTTGGTTAGGGTTAATGGTATAAGTTCTGTTCTACAAATTAATTCGCTTAATGATGTAAGTGACAACACAACAGCAAGTAAACTATCTTTCAGTAAAGGTACTGCTCAAGTAGAATCTTTTTATATAACGACTAATGCAAATCATACAGAACTAGAAATTGGTACAGCAAACAAACGCTTTTCTATAAGCAGTGGTGGTGTCATAAACTCTAGCGAGGCGCAGGGGTCTGTAACGATTCATAGTGATATGTTAACATCTGCTCTTGAGGGTAAAAACATTGGTCAAAGTCAACCTGCACTCGGTAAGTTCACTAAACTAGAGTGTACTGGAAGTGGTGGAAATGGTATCGTTGACAATGTTGCTATTGGTACTAATATCCCATCGACAATCAAAGGCACAAGAATTGACATTGATCCAGACCCAGATGATAACTTATCTGATGGTGAAATTAATGCTCTTACTGGTCTTATTGATAACACTGCTATTGGTAGCAACATACCAAGAAGCGGTAGCTTCACTAGTATTATCACAACTACTGGTGTCACTGGCTCTGGTGGTACTCTTGGTTTTGGTGATGTTTATAACCAAGCGGGTTCAGTAAAAGTTGTTGATACTGTTAACAGAGTATTCAATGGTAGGGCTACAGAAGTAGACAACAGCGCAGTTATAACAGTTATGGATGCAATTTATCCAGTTGGTGGAATATACATAACAACATTAGCCAGTTCACCAAATACTATTTTGAACTGGCCTGCCGGTAGTGGCGCAGGGCAATCTACTTGGGAAAGATTTGCTGAGGGTAAAACATTACTGGGGTATGATACAGGGGTCACTATTAGCGACATACAGTATAGCACTGCTACTGGTGGTTATTGGCATATTGGTGTATCAGACGCAAGTAGATTTTTAGAGACAGAAGAAATTCAAATAAATGTTGGTGGTACTACTATTACTGAACACGGTGCCACCATTACTGTCGGTCATGTTGCAAAAGTGATATCTAAAAATGGAGATGTTCTTAAAGTTGAATTAGAGGGTAATCCAACTCCGGCAAGTTCTGGTGTTGGCGTTCCATTTACTGTCCCCAACAATGCTGTAGCAGTTCATAAAAACTTTGGTACTGGTGGTGCGTTCGGTGGTTCTACAGCGCAAGCAATAGATGCTGAACACATTCCAGATCATGTTCATGACAATAAAGCATGGCATGGAGAGCAGTTCTATCTATACAATGATGCTAACTCACCCACCTCACTATTTGGTACTAGTCGAGCGCAAGGTCCGGGTGTTGGGAGTGATGCTCATCTATACCAATACAGTGGTGGTGTGTATGGATATGAAACTGGCAGTGGTATTGAGCAAGTAGATGTCGGTAAACCCCATAATAATATGTCTGCATTTGTTACGACATATATGTGGAAAAGAACAGCATAAGCAACTATAAATATAGCATAATATCAAGGACAAATAGGAAATGGCTAAAAAGTTTACAGACTTAGAACTAGCATCAGCACTCACAACTAATGATGTGATTGCAATTGTTGACGACTCAAATTCTAGCAGTAGAAGAATAACTGCTGAGAATGTTTCTGACTATGTTCTTAGTCAGTCTACATTGAACGCCGAAACGAATAAGGGCAATCTCATTACAGTACTTAATGGTGCAAGTAATGTAGCAAATAATCTTCGATCTAATTTTTTCTTTATCCCAGAAACTAATCAATATCAAGATGGTGACTTCTTTTTAGATTATAACAATCTACAAAACAAACCACTAAATTCAAATAATAACTCTGCTTTTATTAACACAGAAAAATTTGTTTCTCTTCGTGCTGATGGAACTGGGCCCACTCTTTTAAAATTTAGGAATGTAGCAGATGCGGGTAATTCCGGCACAGAGCAAACTGTTACAACAGATCACATTTTAGAAGGCGGTAATGCTAATAAAAGATTCTACAAAGATTCCTTAGTTAACACTGCGATTACCAATGCTTTTGGTGGTTTATTTAATCAATATAGTAGTACATTTGATGGTGGTAATGTAAGTGATAGTCTTCAAGATGTTAAAGCAACGTGGGAAGGCTATCCTTCGCCTACCTCAGGCTCTGCTAAAAAGATACAAATACAAGATACTGAAAGACAACTACAGTCTTCGTTTGCAGAGGGTCAGACACTTAGAGTTTATGGTGGCGATAGAGGCGATAACCCAACGGACATACCAACAGTATCTGCTAGTGTTGATGCGGCTAACGGTGTTTTTGAATATGTTACTACTGGTACAACTGGCGCATTAACAGTTAGATATAAACTTGCAATGTTCAATTTAAAGGATGGTCAAATAGGGCCCAGAACAATTATTCCCTGCGTGTCCGGTAACGCTAATAATCTTAGTATTATAAGACACAATAATTTTGCCGATGGTGATACTGTACAAACAGTTAAAAACTTATTTAATCCAACAAACTATATTGAAATTGATATCGATAGTGACCTAGCTAACCGAGGCGTGTGCGTATGGAGACAAGTAGGTGGTGCGGGTCCATATAAACTAACTGCGATTCTAGGCCCTAAAGACCTTGCTGGCGGTGGTTTATGGAGAGATTATTATGCGTTTGACTACACAGCATGGTCTGGTAAAGACGAAACAGATAATACATATCTAGCACCAACCAGTGACTTAGTGGGCGGTAGAAATGTAATACACTTCCCCCATCAAATAGGTGAAGTTACTGATCAAGATGACGATGGTCTTAGGGGTTGGGTTGATGTTGTAATTCAAGCTGATGGTGCAACACCAGGTGTTGATATCAGTGCAGATGATGGTACTATTACGCTTAATGTAGCAACTACTGATGACCTAGTGAGTATTAATGGAAGTGCATTTCCAGTCGAAGCCATAGGAAATACTTGCTATGTTGCCCATAATGACACAGAGAAACTTCAAAGTGCTATTGACAGTAAAGCAGATGCAGATCAAAGAAGCCTAAATCTAAACGGAAAAACATATAACGCAACTCATATAAAAATCCCTGATAGATTTGGTTTGACCGGTATAACAGGTATTTCGAAAATCAGAAAACTACCATTCAGTGGTCACACATCAGGCGTTAACACTGGTTTAGGTTCATATGACAACTCGCTTATAAAAGCAAAAGAATCAGTTAACTCTACACAAATATCTATTTCGGGTGTAGATTTTGAAGGTAACAATAGAAATCAATATTTGCTACAAGATGCTACTGGTAACACCTTTATGGATTTCGGTATTCAGTCTGATAGTATTTTAATACAAAATTGTAGAATAAGAGATGTGGTTGGAGAGGGTATTAATGCAAGTTCACCTACAGCATTTAAAATGCTTGCTTGTGAAATATCAAATAGTGGTACTACAGATAGACACGAATTTTCACCACTAACGATTGATGATGGTGAAAACACTATTGTAACAGGTAATCTGATTCAGAATTATACCAATTTTATCGATGCTTCTGTTACTAAGCAAGGTGTTATTGCTAATAACATTATTAAAAATTTGACTGGTAATATACAAGATGGTGAAGAAAACACTGATGTCGGGTCTGCTATATTTACATATGGTTCTACCTTCTTACTCAGTAGTCCCAATGTGATGATGGGTCCGTCTAATGAATTTTTGACTAGCCCAGATGTGTTTAACTCAGAATTTGACGCTGTTAATATACTTAGAAGTAACATGAACAATGCACAAAATGCAGGCGATGATTACGAAAGTGATATATTTGTGTATCAGGAAAATGGTGCTGTATTCGATCTCACTCAAGATAGCGTTCAGAGTACTGGCGGCACAATAAAGTATAGAACAAATCTAATAAGAAAATTAGGTGATGCGTCTAACTCGACTGAAGAAATATATGGAAACTTAGTTGGGCCGGGTGCTAGAGATATAAGAAACAATAGCTTCTTGACAACCAACATATCCAATTATGGTTTGATTCAAGGTGAAACATATGAGATCAAAGTAGTTGGTAACACAGATTGGTCAAGGGCTGGCGCAGTTGCTAATATAGTTGGTACAGAATTTTTATATAACGGCAATGCGCTTAAACAGATAGACGGTACTACCAATCCAACATCTGGTACAGTTAGTCCTGGCTTTGCAGTACAATATCAAGATCGAGGCACAGCGGCTTTGACTGATGTTACTCTAATTAATAGTAATGGTGTTGTTCCTCAAGTCGGTACTGATATACAAGTTGGTGATAAAATTACTGTGAGTGCAAGCACCCCCAGTGCCGCACCAGACCTAGTTACAGGGACATTTGCGGTCACTGCTAGAAATGGTAACGGAGATGAGTTTACTATAGCCGGTGCGGGTGACGCCACCGCAACGGAATTTGGCGATGCGGGAGTTCAGTTACATAAAGTTGTAGTGCAAAATAGCATATCGTTCGCTAATTTTAGTTCTGGTCTTGATAAAACTCAGGGTCAGTTTAAGTTTGCGATAAGCAATAACACTGACGGTTCTTTAGGTAGATTGTTAGGTAGTGGTGGATTTAGTTCTGGCGAACTAAGCACTATATTCAATAGTCAAGTAAGATCAAGTGAATCTGACACATCAAAATTACATCCACCTGGATCATATCATGTTGGTATTGCATGGTCAGCAAATTATAGATATTATGTTAAGGCTGGCGACATTGCAACAGTCGGTAGATGGAGTGATCATAAACAATTAGATGGCACTACTGGTAAAGATACAAATACCGAGCAGTCGTTCCAAAATATTGATTATAATGGTAAAAATATGAACAAGGGTACAGATAATGACCCCATGAATGCCGGTAGAGCGTATAGAGATTTTGAGTGTGAAGTTGAAAATGCACAATATTTAACTACTGGTATGAAAATTAAATATCATAATAAGGTCGACTTTATGAATGCTCCTGCGGACTATAACGAGCATGGTATTCTTGTCTTTATAGGCCCTTCAGCCACCGCAGGAAATATTCTTATTAGAACTAGACATTTTTCATCTGAAGCCAATCCATACAATGATGGAACTTCTGGTGCGAATCCAAACACTGCGCCGACTGTCGGTGAATCTAATGGCACTATAAATATAATAGACGACTTTGTGATGACACAAGGGCTTATTAAATAGGAAAAGTAAATGGCAAGTATTAACAATATCTCATCAAACTCGGCAGTAATTAATGTAGGTAGAACTACACCAGTTTCACCTGGCGCTCAAACAGCAGATAAGTCAATACCTGTTGTAATGGCATCTGATCAAACTGCAATTCCAGTCGAAGAGCAGAATAAAGTACAGTCAGAGGTTGCGCTATCGCTTCTAGGTATTCCAAGAGCAGAGGTTGCTCTAGGTATTTTTGCTGATGTAAATACTTACGATGTTAACCCATCTGAGTGGTCGATGAAGCCTGCATATCATACAGTGGGCGATGGTATTAAGCATCTACCCACAGAAGCGGGTGCCCTTGTAGAAGCATCACGAAACAAAACAGCAGTACTAACGTCTAAGCGTTTTTTCAGATATCAGCCTGGTCGTGTATCTGCGGCTACATTTGGTATTAAGAGTTCTGTGTCTGTTGCAAAGTTTGCCAAAAATCCAGTTATTCGTAAATATGGTATCTACGACAAGTATGATGGTTATTATTGGGAAACCAGAAATGATGGTCAAGAAGATAACTTCTCGTGTGTTCGTAGAACTCAATCCTTACAATATGCCCCAGTTAGTCCATACGGTCTCGCAGGTGTTACAAAAAGAAGAGGCGAAGACAACCTAGGTACTATTGGTAATGCTGACGATTACACTGGCGCAGAAACTATTACTAATACTCAAATAGATGATTATAGAATAGTTGGTCTTGGTGCTGATGAGAGTTCAGAGTTTTTAGGCTCTTTTGTAAAAGAAAGAAAGATATTAACAGAAAAAAGATTTGAACTCATTGATGAAATTTTGGATAGTCTTCCAGATATTCCTGATAGTCAAAAACTTAATCTTGGTTACTCAACTAGCATTGCAACGGGCGTAAACTTTGAAAATAATGATTTCTATGGGGCTTTTGCAGAAGCGTACAATACATCTTTAGGTGTTGATGCTGTTGACGCTTTAGAGTTTGATGCGGCTCAAATAAGAGCGAAGTGTGAACGTGATCTTAACTACTGGATCGATATGTTCTTAGAAGATTTAAAGTGGGGTGGTAACGCACATACTAAGTGGAACACAACTAACTTTGCGCTGTCAGACGGCTCTAATTGGAGTGCTAAACCAGTGGGGCTTTTCCCCAACATACCACTATTTGAAAGAATTATTCATGAAAGACTACGCAAGCAGTTTGACGATACTGTTAGTGGTAACTATGCAGATTCTGCTCATGCGGCTGTTGCTGTACTTTCTGATGTAAGCACATCGGCAAAAGCAAAACTTAGAACCTTAATGGATGATATTGTATTAGTTGCTTTCCCTGATGATTCAAGCAGCCCTAAAGTACCGACTACATTTGCTCCACAAACTAGTAATATTGACTATGGCTCTAAAGACAGTATTGACACCATATATGAAGTTAAGAAAAACTTTTGGTCTTACTATGTTACAACTAAAACAGCAGAGATAACAGGTGTTACTGCGGCAAACATGACAGCAGATAAGAAGTATACAATAATTGGTGGCACCTTAGAAACACATACTGTAATGGCGGCGATGTCTGATACAAACTTCAGTGGAGCGTCTGATGTTTATCTAGGTAAAACATTCAAGGTTAAAACGTCAGGGGCAACATTCCCAAATACAAGTACAATGATAGTTTGCGAAACTATTGACTATGTTGCGGCAGGCGGTGGTACTTCATCAAACGGGGTAAGTGCTTTATTCAACTTTACTGGTTTAACTAATGATCAAATAAAGGCAGTTATCAAAAATAAGTGTCAGCGAGATGTTGGTTATGTTATTGATGGATACAAAAATGATGTCAATAAAGGTATTGATGCAGAAACCACATATAATATGCAGATGTTTACTAGAGGTACTGGTATGTCAGTATACTCTCAAGTAGAATCTGATGGTACATTATCAGAGCCAACAAGACACGGACATTTGAAAACTATTCTATCAAATGATTTAAATGCGGCTGGGTTAAGTAGTGATTTACGAGCCAAACAAGATGCACTTGCCGCAAGGGTTGTTGCTAACTTTGCTAGAGAAGACTTGAAGACTCTTTCTCTTGCTCGTAATAATAGACCGTTCCCAGGTAATCTAGTTGTACTTCGAGATGGATTAATTCACACTCATGCGGCTGTCTTTGACCCATCATTACTTAAAGATGATAAAAATGTACTTGCTATTGTAGAAAATAATGGTGTCAGGTCTGATACATATGGGTCTAAAGTAGCTAACACATTTAAACTTACTGAGGGTATTGTTACTTTTGGTCAGCACGTTAAGATAACTTGGAGTGGTGGTGCTTCTAGCATTGAAATTCAAGGTGGCTCAGGGGAAACTTCTCCCGATGTATTTGTTCAGAAAGGTGAAGTTCTAAGAGTTAGAAGAGTTTTAGGCCCTAGAGGTAATGAGTTTACTTTAATGAAGGCAGACGGAACTACATTTGGCAACCCACCCCAACCTTTGCCAGTAACAATTGCTTCGAGTGACATTGCGGGTCTAGGCTCTGTTTACATAAACACAGTTGTTCCATTTATGTTCCCTGTGGATTATGACTTGGAAGCAGTTAACAGTGGTGAAGCAAGTGTTACATCAGAAATTGCTACGACAACAGCTACAACTTTAAACTATGCTAGTGATGCAAGTGATACATCTAATCTGAGTTCAGATCGAGCAAAACAAAGACAGTTTAAGACATTCACTGCACCGACCAATACAGGTGCTGTGCCTAATGGTGCTATGTTCCCATATATGTATGCTTTCCAACAAAACTTATTAGACAACACGAATGTGCAAGAGGGTGATCAATGTCTAGGGTTTATTAACACTGCTTTGGACACATCGCAGGGTGATAGTGTTGATAGATTAAGATCACAGATCGATAATGTAAACTTCTATCCAGAATATGTAAACTGGATTAAGAATAATGTTAAGCCAGAATATTGGGGTGTTTACGAGTATCGTGTGCCTCGCTCAAGATTTAGTCATGACCCTCTCAATGGAGTTTCTAAAGATGCGACCACATATTCTAGAGATAACACACAAGGTGCTAGATTTAGAGTTTATAGTGACTTAGCAACTGGTAGAACTGGTACAGCTAGACCGGGTCAAATTTATTCAAACGAAGAAGGTACTGATAGTAATCAAGACAGTTTATATGACTTTGACTTCACTAAAGTAACGATGCTTAAAATTGAGTTCTCGTGGTATGGTGCGGTAGGTGCATTGTTCCTTGCATATATTCCTGTTGATAATGGCGAAGCAAGATGGGTACGAGTGCATCATCTAAGAGCATCGAATCAGTTGAAGATTGCATCTCTTGGTAACGCAACACTACCGATCACATACACAACATATGGTGGTGGATCAGTATACTGTTTGGGTGATGGTGAAGACCTTCTAGCAGAACAGGGTTATGGTAGTAAATCTCATCACATCGTTAAGTATGGTGCTTCATACTATATTGATGGTGGTGACCGTGGTACTGTTCGTCTATACAGTCATAATAATGACGATACTGTATCTGCCAGAGGTAAAAGATTTGCTGTTACTGGAGCATATTCTGTAGATAATGGTGGAACAGCCAACATACTCGGAGAGTCTGCCCCTGTTCCACAACTTACTGTGACAGAAAAGTATGTGGTTGGTGATCTAGCAGGTACTGTAACCACCATAGACGATGATGGTAATGATGGTGATGTTAATGGTAATAACTTTACTGTAGTGGCAGGTGATATTGTAAGAGTTGCCGGTAATGGTTTAACCAATGGTGATTATGTTGTAGCGAATAGCCCAACCCCAACGTCTAGTGCATTTAGATTAACTGGGCTGAATCCAGGTTCGACAGTTACCATTGATAGTAGCCACACTTTCCAAGTAGTGAAACTTATTGACCCGACTTTCTACATAGGCGCAAAAGTTAAAACTGATAGTCTGTTAGATCAGAATGTTGAAGTTGTTTGGGCACAACAGGGTGGCGATAAAGTTTACTTGTCAGCACCCTTAGAGTCTTCGAGTAATATATCTCTACTTCCAGACAGAGCGGCAACAGTTTATGGTGTTGAAACTAAAAAAGTTATTCGTAGTACGAGAGAAAGCAATCTCGTTCGTAACAGAGTTCAAGTATATCCAACTAAGTTGTCATCTGCCAATATTGGTGATGATACAGTAAGACTTCGTTTCAAGAAAACACCAACATTCCAGACTGATGTTACGCCTAATACTGGTAATAATGGATTCAGAATTAATGGTGCATATACAATTGATAACAATAATGAAGCTATTACTCAAAATGGTCAAGCTGATTATCTTCAAAATGGAGAAGAATTGTTTGGGTGGTTTAGAGGTCGTATTGTATCTGAAGCAGTTACTGTTTTCGGTAGACTATATAGAGATGCAGATTCGTATTATTTTGAACTATTACAATCTTTTGAGGGTGAAATTGTGTTAAATAGTGGTGGCGTATTCTTACCAGACTTGAAGTTCCAAGCAGATGGTAGAGAAATACCCTTCTCAACTACAAATACTAAGTACTCTGAGGAAAAAGAAGGATTAAGTTCTGTAGAGATAGCATCTAATACTGTTGTACCAATTGCAGGTACTGGAATAAATGTGGCTACAACTTATTTACGATCAGGCACAGAGCAATTTGACTTGAGCCCATATTTTGACTATAATAAAGAATATCTATCATTCCCTTTGACAGATATTGCCGATAGTTTATACTTTGCTGTAGATTCTGATACAGCAAGTACGAACACTGACGAAATTAGCTTGGGTGTAACATGGGAAGAGCAGTAGTTTATGGCAAAGCAAATAAAGATTGGACACGATCAGAAACCGGCTCCAGTCACAAAGCAGTTTATACAACTTATAGACATAGACGGTACACCGCTATTTGATGATGCGGGCAACCCTCTTGTAACTGAAGAAAATGCGGCTCTAACGACACTTACTCTGTCTGAGAACGCTTTAAGTGTTCATGTCAATAATAATCCTGAACTAGGTGATAGTGGTGGTAAAGCTATACCTGTTGTAGAGCGATTTAAAGAGACTTCTGAAGTTAGTAGTTCTCTTCTTGGCATCCCTCGTTCCGAAGAGCAGTTAAGTCTTTTCTCTGATGTAGCAACATATGGTCTTGATGTTGAAAACTGGGATGCTAGTCAGATATTTAAGGATCACAGAAACTACCCAGAGCAGTGGTATCGAAAGGAGCATCCAATTCATGGAAGAAGGTCGAATGCAAGATTCTACGAAGGCTCTGATGAGCAAGCACTTTATTTAAAAGCATTTCCTAGTCAATACACATATCCAGAAGGCACTAAAGAGCAAAGAAGATCGACCCCATCAACTAACTTTATTAAGTATATGAATTTTATTGCTCTGGGTAGATATCTATACAATAAGTTTTTGGTTATTGATGCACAGTTCGCAAAAGAAAACTTTATCTCTGAAACTGATGCGACTATTGTTCAAGGGGGTGTTGCAGAAGAATCAATCAGAGATTTCGAATTTAATATAAATGACGCTACATTAATATTTGCAAATTCTAGTAGTTGGTTTGATGTTAAGTACGGGCAGGTTGATTTACAAGATTCTTTTGATGCTATTGAAAGATGGACATCATTTTACGATAAAATAGCCGCCGGAACAGATCAATACCCACAAATGCCACAAGACCTAATTGATGCAGAAGCAGGCGCTGAACAAATTGCACTTGTCGGTTATAAAGGATTTGCTGAATATGGTTTGATTAGAGCATTTGTAACAAGTACGGACACTAGACCTGGTGGTTTATCAAATGTAACCTACTATGGTATACTTCAGAGTAAACGATCTTTTAGATATCAGCCGGGTAGAGCAAGTGGATTTACTTTTGGTGCGAGAATGGTTGCTGGCGATCCAAATTCCACAGCGCAGATAGCAGAATGGGGTTGTTCTAATGATACTGATGAGTATATGTTTCAACTCAAGGGTTCCGAATTTAACATAGTCAGAAGAAGTACTGTTCGTATGCCTAATGAACTTCTTGAGCGACAAGGTCTAGATTCTACTGCTCAAAAATCTACTAAAGTGACGCAGTACGGAATAGGTAACAATAGCAGACTTTGGGAAACAGTAATTAGTAGATCCGATTTTAATGGAGACAATCTTTTAGGTAATGGACCTTCTGGCTATATATTGTCATTTGAAGATGTTACGATGTATAAAGTTGAGTTCTCTTGGTACGGTGCAATTGGTGCTAAGTTTTACGCATATATTCCAGTAGAAAATGATGAAGCAAGATGGGTATTACTCCATACATTTGTCATTGAAAACGGATTAGGCGAACCTATTTTAGAAAATCCAGACTTCAAGTTTAAGTATCTAATATACACAAATGATACTAAAGATATCAGAGAGCCCATGTATCTTTACAAATATGGTAGTAGTGTTTATATTGATGGTGGAGACGAGGGTACAATAAGACTGTCTTCTAAAAGCACAACTGGCTCTAGACCGTTTACTGATAGAACACCCATACTTGGAATTTTACCAAAAGAAGAGTTGTCTAATACTGTCGGGGAATCAAAACCCAATTATAAAAAGTCATATCCAAATGTTATCTCAGTAACTTCTGATAGAAATTGTAGAATTGATTTTGAAGAGATTAAGGGTACCCCTATGGGTGTACACTTCAATTACAGCCCATGTATTCACATGAATGGAAGACACCCTAAAACTAGAACAGTTATCGCCAAGTATGATGTGGGTACCGCAGGGAATACACTCAATAGAATAACACTATTACAGCCTAATGAGCGTAATCAGATACTACTAAACGGTCAAAATAAGTTTGATCTGGTCACAGAATCCTTTTTGGTTGATTTGCAAGATGGGTCATCTTTAGTAAATATTGCTAGTAATTCCGTTGCAAAGACTTTTGACACACTTCAAGTTGGTGATTGTTTGTATTTTGGTGAAGATTTAACAAACTATAAAATCAAAAAGTTCATCAATCAATTACCACTACAGTCTGTGCAAGTAACTGGTACTAGCGGAGAATTTAGTTGTCAATCTAGGAAAATGAGAGTCGGTGAAAGATTTTCTGTCACTGGTACATTGGCGGGTTCTGCAACAGCAACTATTGCTGAACATACTACTGCATCATCAACCCTTGAAGTATCTGAAATTCAAGGTAACCCGGGAATAACTGAAAGTGATTCAGTGACTTCATTTAAACTGGTTGAATTGAATGGAAATGACTTAACCACAACTGCAGGTACTGTTGATGGATTAACATTTACTACTATAGATGTGACAGAATATTCTAGTGAGAATAAAACGACTGTAGTTCTTGAAGAAAATTATGTGCATGATTCAAATTTTGTACCTAGTTTGACAGGCGCCCAAGCAAATCTAAGATATGTTTACAATCAAGATGAACTTTATTCTCATGTTCTTGCAGATGGTGTGTTTGGAACTTATGTTGGTGCGGATGGCGATATATTTAAAAGAAGAAACGATGGGAATGAGGAAGATGATTACAAACTTCAAATCGGTGTTGCTGAAGACTCAAGAAAGGCTGATGGGTCTATATTCCGAGTAGACGGGTCAAACACTGACGAATCAAAATACTTTGAAGCTAAACTTATTGGATATCATACTGTAGTTGCTTCTACTAGACCAATATATGCTGACAAATTTAGAATACACTTTTTAAACCCAACTGGCACTAATAAAGATAGCTATAGTAACTTTAGTGAGTTTTCTGTTGGTATAACCCCATACTATCCACTTGCTAGTGGAGCAGGTGGTAGAACTGACGATGAACCACAGGTAAAATTTGATGCGGGTGATAGTAGCTATATTGACTATGATAGAAATACTTTCCCATCCATAGAGTATTGTCACTTAGCTACTGCTTTCGACTCAAGAGATAGAATAAAACTTGGAGAAATAGATTATAGTTATGGCCCTCGTTTAAGTGTTGATCCAAGACTTGATGGAGCAGGTGGTGGAGTAGAGAATAAACTAGAGGGTGCAGACCCCGGTATTATCTCTGCCGTTAAGGGTGAGGTTGCTACAGTTAACTTTCCATTCGAGACTATTGGTGATGATCCAGACCCAAATATTAAAAGAATCATTTTTGCTGAAGGCGAGCAGGGCCCAGAAGACAATTCTATAATACCTGGCGTATCTGAAATAGGCATTGACTTTGCAGGTAGTGGACATAAGTATCAGAGTCAGACAATATATCCACCCGACAATGCCGCTGACACAAGACCGTATATACAAGTCGATGCAAGTGCCTTTGATGTTTTGAATGGTCTTATCACAAGTTTAAATAAAGTTATTCAGACTAAGATGCTCGTGTTGACAGACGATTGGCAAGCTGTATCTTTAGACGAAAACGGAGACGAGATATTTCAAAATAAATCATTTAGAGTGACAAAGGCTGTTCCGTTTGACGCTCAACCACTATATCCAGTATTCGCATTGAGTGATAACTGTAGAATTAACGGTGTAGTTATCGAAGAGATATCTGAGCAAAACATAATTAAGACACATACACCGACATTTGTAACAGACTCTACCACTTGGAATACTTCTATTTCTTTCCCAGTTCAACCGGGAACAAGTAATACAAACAATCCGTCAGCTTTTAATGGAGAAAGGGATCTTTCTGCGTGTAGATATGACGAAAGTCTTATGAATCCACTAAGACCAGGGAATGTTCTATATTCATACTATGTTGCAGAAAACGAAACTGTGAGCATTAATTTAGATAACATATTTGCTAGAGACAGAAAGGGTATCGAGAGAGGCTCCCTAAATAATAAAGCAATATATATTACTGCATCTAAATTAACCAGTACTGATCCAACAGGTAATGTACAGATTTCTCTAACTAGCAGGGAGCAATAATGGCTATAATCAGGGGACTAAATGTATCTAAGGCTCTTATCGATATAGATGATAAAAAAGCGTCTCTAGCCAATCTAGGCCTAAGAATTGATGATCTCGATCTTCTTAGAAATTTAGTAAGAGATGCTGATCTAAACATTTTTGATTTCCATCAAATAGCAGGTCTTGTCGATAATCAACTTAGATTGTTCTCTTCTCAACAAGTTTGTGCTAACACAGCAGACTCTGATGTTGAAAATATGAATGAGGTTGATTCAAAGCAGAGATATAATCTTGCTGTTGATGATAGACTCATTGCAGGCGCAATTAAGTACAACTATGTAGACTTTGTTACACCAAATCTAGCACCAATAGTAGTCACTCAAATTAACGGCACCACAATTAGTGGTAGTAATTTGGATACTGTCGAATATAATGGGAAAACTTATACATTATCAGCAGGCGATAAGATTAGAATAACTGACACTGGTAGTAGTGTGACTAGTGGGGACTATGAAATAAATAGCGTTTCTTCTAGCCAAATTGTCTTAACCTCTTCTGCTTCATCTGGCGCCGTTACCGACTTCACAAATATAGTAGTGTCTTTTATAATAGAATGGCCTGTCAGAAGCGCAGATATTTCAACATCCAGAGTATCGTCTTGGTCGCCTATAGGTCCCGAAAATGCTCCAGACTCTTACATAACTTATGGTGGAGAGTTGGTTGTTGATGGTGAATATCTAGCATTAACTAAACTTGGTGTGACTTCTCAGCCGGTTGAAAAGCAGTTTAGAGCAGAAGTTCCAACACATACAATTAAACTTAATATCAATGGAAGTGATGTACAGTTACCTGTTATAAAGGGTATACCACTAGAATTTATTTCTTCTGGGGCAAATTATGCTTATATTAGACTGGGTAGATCAGCCAACACACCTGCAATTACTGATAATGAGGGGGTTATACCGGCAACATTCAAAGTTTCAAACCTAAGTATACCAAGTGCAACACCGCTAGTTTATGACAGAAATGTGTCTAGCACAACCACGCAAACAGTTTTTTCCTACGGTCTTAATACAACCAATAAGTATAAAGCAGAAGTATATTACCCACCAAACAATATAGGGTTCTTGTCTGTATATCGATTTGGCGTAAAAGATTTTCCCAATACCAAAATGGAAAATTTGAAAGAATTAGAGTTGCTTTATAATCAATTTAAATACATACCTAATCTAAAGTCTCTAACACCCTCGTTGGAAAAACTTAAAATTAGTTATAACCCTCTTCATTCGGCTGTAAACTATTTGGAAGATTTAGATTTAGGTCATCTCGATGGTGTATATCAAGTAACTGAGGAATTTGTCGATAATGATTTAAGACAAATTGTGTCACAGAAACAATTAGATAATTTACCAATTAGTATTAAAGAAGTAGAGGCAATAAATGCCTTTAGAGGCTCTATTAATCTTAATACTGAGCATTTGCCTAATTGTGTTAAATTTCAAATATATGCCACAAGTAGTTCTCAAGCTAATAGAATTACATGGCCGTTCGAGAGCCCTAGAGGTGCAGACCCAGGCACAGCAATAGAGTTTAATCCATCGACAACTGATGTTTATGAAGTTACAAACAATGTAGCAAGATTCAAATTATCTAATCATCAGCTTTCTACTGGAGATGTAGTTAAGTACGATTTTCATGCCTATCCATTAGACACTGATGACGACCCAACGGTCGGTGTGGGTGTAGATAATATGGGCCAGGCTCTTGGTGGTCTTACCGGTGGGGAGTTATACGATGTCGCTAAGATATCGGACAATGAAATTGAGTTAAGAGATCGTAGTTCTGGTGTTGCTCCAACTTCTTCTGCATACACAGCATTAAAGGGTGAACTACATTCTTTCGTAAAATGGAATACTACTGATAATGATATATTCATAGACACAAATAAGGCACCTGGTTTTGAGGAAATGAAACTTAGCTATGCATCTTATCAGTTTTTGTCTCGTCATATATGCAATAGCCCTGCATTAGAGATAATTGACTTTGATTCAACTCCAATTAAATCTATAGGTAGAACACCATATGTTACGAGAGGTGGTGTAGAAGGTGACGCTAATAGACTCAAGTCAAACTCTGATAGAAAAATATATTTTAAAAGTAAAGTGCTAACGAGCATAAAGTTGCGTTACTATCGGGCTAATCTTAATCTAGACTTTTCTGACAATCCACTTTTGAAATCATTATGGTTAGAGAATTGTAGACCCGATAGATTTTGGGGGGATAGTCAGCGAACAATAAACGCTAGTATGCTAAATAATTGCCCTGCATTGACGACTATAAAGTTTAAATATTTGTATCAGAGCCTGACTGGCAGTGAGAGAGTTAGAGCAAATATTGATAGTATCTTGCGTAACAAACCTAATCTAACTCTTTATGACGAATACTACAATGCCGGTGTTCATATAAATCTTGATGATAATACGCTTAGTGGAAATGGTGGTTCTTTGCAAACTTTTAGTTCTTATGCTCATTCCGGTGGCCGAGGGTTTGGTGGGTTCGAATATAATAGTGATTACTTTGCTATCGATGGAAGCAATAATAGAACAGGGTTATGCTTCGAAGCCTGTAAAGGGAGTATGACAAATCTGAAAGTAAGATTCCAATATCATAAGCACGTTAGATTGGTTAATGATGATGATTTAAGTAATGTCATCAAGGTACCTATTAGTGATATGTCAAATCTAGATCAACTATGGATTTACGAGTGTAATCAATGGGGCAAAGTTCCAAGTCTTTCAAATTTATCCAAATTGAACAGAATCTGGCTTTATAATGGCAAAAGCCAACGAGCGCCCGCCATTCAATCTTTTGGTGAAAACAATATCTTCTCAATTAGAGTATTGCCTAACAACAGTCAATATGGTAACGGTACTACTCTTTCTGCTATTAATCAATATGGATATTTTTTACCAAAAGAATATGAAGATATGGGGTGGTCATCAACTGAGAAAGATTCTGATTTAGTTGATTTTGGGTCTGATGTACAGCATGGTTCTACCCCTGCGGTAGGCGATCACTTCAAGTACAATTATCTCGATGTCGATAATATAATACCAGGTATGTACTATATGATTCAAGATGTTGGATCAATGACCACAGCACAATGGCAAAATTTAGGTTGGGCCGCTAATACGCCTTACGCTGATCCTTATAATAAATTAAGAGGCAGACAAAGCAGTGTATTCACTCATGGTTACGAATTCTGTACAGGGTCTCAACCTAAAAGGGGTGACTTCTTTAGATGTCCACCAAGTAAGACTGGTTTGAATAGAGCAATTTTAGGTTCATTAACTAACGGCGCTGAATATAGAATACTTAGAAGTGGTTTTACAGGTTCTGGTAGTTATCAATATGACTTTAGGAATCAGGGTGCATCTAATAATAATGTGGGTACTGTTTTTACAGCAGACACATCTAACGATGCGACAATCAATTCGAATACTAATTCGACTTATGGTACATTCAGGGTGGCAGAAAGAACTACTTATTCGGATTTAGGCGATGGTAAGATTTCTCGGGTGTCAACAAGTACCTTTGTCCAAGGCGTTCAATTTCTTGGATTCAGAGGAAGTTTAGGTGATTTGCAAAATATGAGTCAATTGCAAGATTTAAGAGTTTATAATAACTCTTTTTCTGGACAATTCCCTAATCCAATAGCACCAGCTTTGAAAGATTTATACGCTCAGAATAATTATTTTAGTGGTAATGTTCCAGATATGAGTGACTGTCCTATTCTAGAAGAACTCAAACTAAATAATAATGATATAACGGGGTATGTCTCGCAAAGTTTAAGATTTAATACGAAAGCGACTCTAGTAGATTTGAGTGAAAACAGACTCCCTGCGTCTGTGGCTGGCGACTTAATAAACGATCTGTGGTTTATGGCTACGCCAAACACACCAAGAAAGGGTATAACTGTTAGACTTAATGGTCAAAAAGGGTTCGATCCTGGCACTAACGAAGACTACTTAGACAATAATGGATTTGCTACAAGATTATCTGTACAGGCGTTGATAGATATACCTGGCTCTGGTGATGATGATAATCTTGATGTAAACGGGCTTCCGCTTCATCCATATCGAAGATACTTGTCCTTAATTGGAGCATTCCAATGGGATATAGAGATAGACGAAACATAGGTATTATAAATGGCTCAAGGATTTGTAAAAAATTTAAATTTAGTAGAAAGTTCTAGTCGACCTAGTGACGCTGGCATACTAAACAATTTGGGTGGATTAGGTATTGCTGATGATATTGGATTGTTTGATGGTAATACTAAATTCAAATCTAGATTGGTAAATGACCCTAACTTTATAGGTAGAGTTAAAAACTATGGATTTTTTGAAGAAGGTGTTCAGTACAAAATTCTTGTCTTAGGTGAAGATAGAGGGTGGCCTGCTGTTGGTTGGCAAGCAAATGACGGGCAAACAGGGGAAGCCCCAGAAGTAGACGACTTATTCACTGCCAACTTTTCTGGTGAAAATTTACCGGGTGTTGGTGGTATTGCTGTTGAAGTTCTAAACAGACGAGATATGAATGCAGAAAATGATCCAATTGATGGTTGGACAATCGTCACAGATATTTTAGATGGTAAAAACGCATTTACTGATGGAACCCTACTACAAAAAGATAATGAGCCTGGCTTTAACTATGAAGTGTTTAATAGTGATGGTAATAGTAGATTTCAAATACGATCTGTAGCAACACAGCAAACTTTAGACTTGAGCGATATCGCTACATTCAAGCTAACAAGAACTGATGCAATAACCACAGAAAATGTACGAAAACTTATCGTAGCATCACCACCAATTCGAGGTGAAGTACAGTCTGAAGATGACGAAGTAGAGCCATATCCAAGCCCGTTTGACCCTGATGGTCGAATTGAGTCAATAGAAGGTGTAATTTCTAACATAAACTTCAAAAAAAGTAATGTTGTTCTGTCATATAGAAATAACTTTTTTGATCTTGAAAGTGGTGTTGTATTTGGTGGTGCGATATCCGTAGAAAATCTTTCAAGTATAAGAATTGGTATCGATACTGATTTTAATCAACTTGTTGTGGGCGAGTTATATCAAGTAGTTGCTCTAGGCACTGGTGCTTTTTGGGATCAGGTTGGCGCAAATGTTATTGATGAGAATGTATCACCAGTGTCTTCTGGATCATTTGACACTACATCAAATGATGGTGGTGGTGTAATATATGTCATAGAAAATTTAGGCGTTGATGCAAGAGGAACTAATGGTGCGTTCACATTTGGTGTGGGCGATATGGATGGAGGCTCAAATGAAATTGATCTTGGTAGTGGTCATGGTCTTGTAGTTGGCGATAAACTAAGATTGACAAAAACAGCAGACGATGACAATATATCTGGTTTACCAGTTAATGCTGATTATTTTGTGGTCGCTGTAGTCGATGACGAAATACAGCTTTCAACATCATCGGGTGGTAGTATTCAAGAGTTTGAAACTCCATCCACTGGCACAAACTATACATTGACGATTGACCCACAAAAAGCATGGAATGTCATAGGCAACACTTCATCTTTAAATAGTGGAGCGGGTATTACTTATGAAGTGGGTGATTTCTTTACAGCTAACACTAACGGTTCTACTATTTCTAATGCTGTAGTATACCCTGTAATATTTAAAGCAACTGCTGTAGTTAATACTTCAGGTACTAATGGTAAAGCAAAGGCTCTAGAGCCACCTGGTCTATACATTCATAATGTAATGACTGACGAAGCAAAAAGAGCATTTACTGGTAAAGATAACCCTTGGCAGGATAGTAATGTTACAATTGCAAATACAGTTGGTGGTGCTTCTTATAGTTTATCTGCATTGACGACTAGTTCTGCTGTTGCTCAGGCAGGGGACTTCAATCTTAAAAGATCAGATGAGACTGATTGGGGAAGTTTTATTCCAGGTGAGAACTACACTATCACTGATATTGGTAATGGTAGTAGAGACTGGAATGCTCTTGCAAACACCACAGGGCTAAATTATGAAGTAGGTGATACGTTTGAAGCCTCAGTTGATGGTAGTTCTCTTAACGCAGGGAGTGGTGGTAAAGCTATTGGTGAGCCTAAGTTAATATTTACAAATGAAAACCAGAATAGTGATAACGGCACATATGGCAATGATGGTCTTGGAGATTTTAGCGGAAACATACAAGCGTCTGGTGCTAACATCACACACAAAATACCAATATATGTAAACGATGAGTTATATTATCTTTGCGCTTCATCAACGCCAACAGATGTTACAAATGGAGACTACAAGATTCTAGTTAAGCCAGATTAACTTTAGCCACCAGGTGCGGTGTATGTTATAGGCATATACTTATCTGTAGTTATAATAGTACCGCCGGCAATTTCAGATATACTATTTTCCGGCAATGTAAATGACAACTTAGAAAATCTCAACTCTTTAGCGATAACATTCGGTCTATTAGGTGGAGTTTTCAATCCCTTAGTAGTACTCTCCCAAGGCGGTGCTGTGTTCAATGGTATGATACAATATTCTTTGTTTTCTCCATTCCAACCATTTTGGGTGGGCACACCCTGATTATTGATTTCGCCCGCACTTCTTGATACAAACACAACTGTCGACCCCTTAACGAGGGCACCACTTATCGGCGCTGATAGCGTTACTGTTTTTGTGGAAGTATCAACCGCCGTTACTGTCGTGCCATGCGGGATTACACCATCAAAATAAATAAAATCTGCTAGTGATGCACTAGCGTTAGGTGTGATATTGTCAACATCAGATACTACAATTGATTGTGCCCCACTCTGATAAGTATTCATTACTTCTTTACCAATTACACCATTACACTCTTGTATAGTTGATCTATCACTAATACCTCTTGATCTATGTACAACAACAACGCCGTCAGTGGCGTTTATATCTGTTACACTTGATTCTGGATTGTTTTCAATCGTAATAATAGACTCTAGTGATGCGGGGATACCATAATGGTCTGTGCTTTTAACTCTGAACCCGTATTCATTGATGTCACTATTTGCGCCAGATGCACCTGTGAAGTTTACTTTGTATATTAAATCATTTTCTGTCACTGTGTTCGCAAAAGAACCAAATGCTTTTGGCGCCCTGTTAATCGTTTGAATTTGATGCTCGACACCTGCACCCGAGTCATTATCGGCATATTTGAAAACACCAACAAGACCTTCATTTTTAATAATTAGCACCTCAAACGCAGTATCTGGAGCAATATTAGTTAAATCGAAAAATTCGATTGGAAGAGATATGTAATGATAGTCACTATCTCGACTAGTAATTTCAACTTTAAACGCCCAGTAATTGTTCGCACCAGGAGGTTTTAATACTACGACATCGCCTTTATTCACTCCCCCGATTTTAGATGTAGCTACAGCCTCTTGATGTCTACCAGAACTATTGAGAGATAAAGTGTGTGAGACAATCTCATTATTAGCACTGTCAAATAAAGTGCTTTGAGTTACAGATGATGATTTAAGTGATGGAGTGAACTCGTTTCTCAATGTGTTAATGACTTTTAACTCAAAATCTGCTTTTTCGTTTGTCGGCCCTGCTCTATTGTCTCTAAAGAATGGATAACTATATCTTTTGCTAGAAAAATCTTGAGTCTGTTGGATTGGATAAAATCTTGTATAACCAAACTCTGTATTGTTTGTTTCTTCTGCCTTTTTCACTCCACTAGCAGTGCCACCCTTTGCAACGCTAGGCCAGTAATGCGTATATCTTACTCTTCTTCTGGCACCTCTATTTGGTGCAGTAATACCTAGTGATGGAAACTCAATTTCATCGTCTTTTGGCGAGAAAGAAAATATTATCTCATCAGTACCTGTAGCATCAGTGATATTGAAATCGTCAACAAGCGTTATTTTAAAATTGGTTCTGCTCATCGACTCTACTACAGATGTATAGTTTGACCCAGTGGCTGGGTCTGTAGTGTTATCGAAGGTGACAGTCATACCTAGCCCGACTCTACTCCAGTCGTGTCCATTACTCTGACAAGTTAAAACTGTTTTTCCATCTACAGTTTCGTATGATATAGTTTCGTATGCTCTAAACTCAGGTTGTAATGTCCCTCTTACAAAACGCCAATTGCTTTCTACCGATTCGTTTTCAATTAAGTCTTCTTCTACAAGAAAACAACCAGTAATTAATATTTTGGCGTTAAAGCCACCATCTTGATATCCAGTGTGCTGAACAGCACCATTTCTATCAGAGAAAGATATATCGAGTTTAGATGGATAGAAAAAGTCACCAGTACCGGGCCAGTAGTCTTCTGGGGTTATTATTGCTGGCACCTCTGCATTAAATATTTTTGTATGTAACTCAGTTGGTTTCAACTGATTTGCGGCAACTTCATCAATTGCAAACGCATATGATGCCCTAGGTAAAGAAACATTTCTTACAGATGAACTGCTATATGTTGATGTTCCATCTATACTTGCAGTAAATATGTCGCCAACAGAATATGATCCACCAGATGCACCAGAGAGAGTATCCCATTGAGCGTCACTGTTATTATTAGTAACAATTTTATATCTTTGACCAGAAATAACATCATCACCATCAATAATAGATCCAATTTGTTGAGAAGAACTGTTTATTCTTTCTGTCGGAATTATCTCTGTAACAGGGCCGCTTCCACCATTAACAAATGGTGGATCACCAAATACAGTCTTAAATTTATTAAGATAGTCCTGCATTGTGACCTGAGGCTGAATAGGTTTGCTTGTGATAATTGATGGATCATTAGGATCAGCTATATCTATAAATGGTCGTGTATCTTTAAGATCAGTTAAAGCATAAGGTGGTACACCTGGCTGGGTGTAGTCGTATGTTTCATCTAGGTCGCTCTGAGAAAATATTCTTAGTGGTTCTATATCAGAAAGAGTAAATCCAGTAGGGTTGCCATCTATATCATTAACGCTTGTCAGATCATTAATGACATTGGCGAGTGCCGTGCCTGAATCAGTTAGATCAGCTAACGCCCTATCTGCTCTCAATCCAAATTTTCTATACTTTCTAGATGACATTTTTTACTCTCTTTATGTACGATGAATGACTACCAGTTAGCAGGCCATACAATCGTATTGTCTTTCCAATCTTCTTCAACAGATTCCATACCAGTATTTGTATTTGCATCTATAATTTCATCAACTTGATATTGTCCAAGATGCTGTTTAACCCATTCAATAACTGCACTTTCTTGAAGTTGATCATATTCAATAAACGATTCAGGTGCTATGTTTTCGTGACAAAGCCTTAACCTTCCATAGCTTCTTCGATA